TCCATCATTTTTACCTCCTGTTGTTTGAACTTTGAGCGGTTCGCTGGCAGGAGGCTCTTTCATATTTCCGTAAATGTCAAACATTGGGAGTCCCCCAGCAAAGCTGGGGGTTTACCCTTGAAATTAGGCAAGATGAATCCCCAGGAACAGGCGGACTTTTTTTCCAAGGGCGGATCAATCGGCTAGGTTTTAGCCGCTATTTTCGACAAGGAGAATTTCAATGGCAAACACACTTGACAAACTTATACCGTTCCTGATTGCGGCGGTGCAGCAGATCGGGCGCGAGCTGGTGGGGATAATCCCCGCCGTCATGATGGACATGACCGCCGATTCGGCGGCAAAGAACCAGCTCATACGGGTTCCCATCTCGCCCAAGGCAACCGCCGAAGACATCGTCATCGGCACCCCGCCGGTAGTGGGCGGCGACGATTTCACCCCCATCGAGATGAGGATCGATAATTTCAGGCGAGCCTCGTTTCAGTGGAACGGGGAGGAAGAGGCCGCTCTCGGCACCACGGTGAACGGGCTTGAGGAAAACCAGATATTGCAGCGCATGAGGACGCTGGTGAACGAAATCGAGGCCAGCGTTTTTGCGGAGGCCATCAATGGGGCGGAGGGCGGTTCCTTCGGCCTTCCCGGAAACACCCCGTTCGGAAACAACGACATGCGAGAGTTCGCTCAGCTGGTGAAGCTCATGAACGACGCCGGCACCCCGCAGACCGACCGCCAGATGGTGCTTAACACCACCCACGCCGCCGCATTGCGCAACAAGCCCAATCTGTTCGAGGCGCACCGGGCTGGCGAGACTGGGCTGCTGAGGCAGGGCGTTCTCGCCAACCTCTACGGCTTCGATGTACGGGAAACGGGCGGCGCGACGACCATGGAGGTCGGCGGATCCCAAACCCTGCCCAGCGCGGTGTTCTCCCGCGACGCCATCCTGCTTGCGACCAGGGCGCCGTATCTGCCGGAAGGAGGGGACGAAGCAACCGACGTTTTCCCCGTCACCGATCCCCTGTCTGGACTCACGTTCCAGGTGGCCTCCTATCCGGGCTACCTGAACCGCCGCGTGGAAATCCGCGTGGCATGGGGCGTGAAGACCGTCAATCCGCAGAACAGCTTTATCCTGCACGGATAGAGCTTCGGGTCGCCTTCGGGCGGCCTGTTACAAGGAGACATTATGACAGCAGTGAGAATGCAGAAGGGCGATCTTGTGACCCACGTTTACAACGATCCGGATACAATCGCCGATGCCGAGAAGAAGGGGTTCCGCATGGTTGACGCGAAGGCCACGGCCATGAAACCCGCCGATGGAACCGAGCCCGCGACCGACACAACCGAGACGGAAGCATCCGCCGACGGGACATTTGCCGGTATGGAAACCGAAGCGCCAGAGAAGGAACCCTTGGCCGATACGGACGCCGACGCTACGGCTGACACGGAGCCGACGGGAAGCCGAAACCGGCGGCGACCCACGGGATAGCGGGAACGGATCGAGGGCGGGAGATCCCATGGAGCAGGCACCCAGGCGCGAGACCATGACGCAGGGCGAGATAGACGCGCTCATGCGGAACGTGGAAGCGGGAAACATCACGGCTTCCTCCCCCGGCAACATGGGGCTCGCAAAGATGGCCAGGGACAACTTCAAGCAGCTCGAGTACGCGCCATAAAGAGGTGCGAAATCAAGAGCCTGGCGAACGTTCGGCCGGAGGAACTGCCGGCCAGGTTCGCCCAGGTGCATTACTACGCCCACCGGAACTGGCTTCTGAACCGGGGTTTCGCGAGCAAGAAGGACTTCAGGGACTTCATGGACAAAAAAGCCAAGGAGAGGGGCGTGACGCTCGACTGGGGAGGCAAACGGTGAATCGGTACCTTGAATTCGACCGTTACAGGGAACTCGGCGGAAAACTGGACGAGGGGGGCTTCGCGCTGGCCGAATTCGACGCCCGCATGTGGATCGACGGCCTGACCCACAAAAGGCTTGAAAACGTTCCCGACGAAAGTCAGATATGGGAAAAAGTTGAAATGCTGACCTTTGGGCTTATCAGCCGGCAACTGCTCGGTATGGGCGGCAAGGAATTGAAAAGCATCAGCAACGACGGCCAGTCCCGCTCCTACGAATCGGTCGAGGGCAAGGCGGACGAACTTGTGAGGCGGTACCTTGGCAACGAGAAAACCCAGGACGGCGTATGGCTGATAAACCCCAGCGGGGTGATGTTCGGATCGGCGGTGAGGGCATGATAAGCGATGTTTTCGAGCATACCATCACCGTCTACAACCGCCGATTCAACGCGTTCCCGCAACCGGGCCTGCCCCCTGGCGGCGACGGTGCGGTGAGTTGGATGCGCACGGTGATCAGGGGAGTGATGTGGAAGGACAACAAGCAGACGAACCAGGACAGCGACGGCGTGCCGAAGATTGACAGGACCATATCGATCACCATCCCGGAGGAAGCGGACTGCTGGGACAAGACCTTCGTCGAGCCTTCCAGATACAACGGCATATCGCAGGGGGGGCTTTCGGGGTACTGGACGGTCAACACCGACTCCGTGAGTCCGGACATCATCGTGTTTGGGGAGGGGCGGGAAATCACGTCTATGTACACCATCGACAGACTTAGGCGCGAGCACAGGCATATGAGCCCGAGGAAGGTCACCGACAGCAACCACGTCACCGACATGCCCATGATAAGGTACACGGCATATGACGGTAGAGGACACGCGGGGCGAGACGGTATACCGGAGCATGGTCGCGTGGCTGGTCGCCATATTCGCCGATCCCGACAACGATTTTCCGCAGGATCTCATAACGATCATCGACGTGGAGCTTGTCCCCAATTACAGGGAAAGGTGGCCTGACCTGCCGATCCAGGACACCGGGCTTTTCTCAAACCCCAACGACCAGCACGTCCAGATGCTCGGGGGGCAGTACAGGCACACCGAGTTCAAGACTTGGCTGCTGTGGCGGCGGTTCGGCGACAATACCGACAGGATCTCCAACGAGGCGTTTCTGGAAAAACTCAGGCGGGCGATCCAAAGGGCGAATCTCAACGGGGACATGCCCAACGACGGCAGGCGGTGGCGAAGGATACAGGTCAACGGGGGGATGTTCCCCTCCACCAAGTCCGCCGACAACACGAGCGCGGTGTACCAGATACCGCTGAAAATCGAGTACGTGGAGTGAGCATGGACACCGAGGAGAGAAAGAGGATCGCTCTGGAAAAATCGACAAGTTTGGAATCCTTAATATCCACGTTGACGGCGGCGATCTCGATTTGGACGAGATTGAGACCGTCATCGACTTGGTGGAAAAGCATTCCCGGAAAATGCACGGCGAAATCGGCGATATTGTTTAATCCCGCCCGTTGGGTAGGGTTATAAAAACACTTGCAAGGAGGCAATCGAATGATGGCCAGCGAAATTTATAACAGGCTCTTTAACAGAAGCATCCCGGAGGGAACCGAGGGGAACCCCGCCCATTTCGGGCTGTTCGTCAAGGACAGGATAGGTCTCTACATGCGGCTCACCCAGACTGAGGGGAACGAGATCGCCTACAACCCGGAGACGCAGACGCGGCACCTGATCGGCTTCGAGTCAGCCTCGGACACGATCAGGCAGTACCAGCTAAACCTTTCCAAGGGGATGCTGATCCGCAAGGGGGATCGCGAGTACGAGTTCTTCAACAGGTTCGCGGAGAAGCGCCCCACGGGGACGAACGCGCAGCTCCAGATGATGATGGTGGACTTCCGGAAGGACGCGCCGGGAACGGACGGCAGGTTCGACTTCCTGGCGTTCGAGTTCACCGTCACCACCACGATCAACACCGCGAACCACACCGACGGCGTGCTGGACATTTCCTTCGGGCAGGCGTCGGACATGGTGAAGGGGATCGCAAGCTCGGCGGGCTTCGACGACGCGAGCCAAAACCCGGCGTTCGTCCCCTCCACCGATATCCCCATAACCGAGATGCGGCTGAGCAGGGAAACCGTCAGCGTGGCCCCCGGCAAGGAGGCGTGGGTCGCCGTGGACTTCGAGCCGATGGGCTGCCCCGACGAGTTCGAGATCGTGCGGACGGGGGCGGAAAGGTACGACGAAAGCGTGTGCTCCGTGAGGCGGCAGATCGACTCCGTGGTTATCACCGGAAGGAACGCCGGCACCACCTCCGTGACGATACGCAGCACCGTCGACAGGGATCGCTACAAGACGATCGCCGTCACGGTTACGAGCGGCGCGGCTCAGGCGGGATCGCCCGTCGGCGCGGGATTATCCGGGGGATTGGCCCCCGCTAAAGCCAGGGCGAACGCGCAGGCCGAATGATCCTTCTTTCCAAGGACGCCAGGGCCAGGGCGCGGCAAACGTCCGTCCTGGTCCACGGCGCGGAATACGAGATTCGCACGGAGTTCTGGCTCTGGATCAACTACGGGCATCTGCGGAGCGAGGAGGAGCCGCCCCCGCCCGAGAGGTACAACGTTTTTTACGCGGGGGCTCCTCCAAGGGACACGACGGCCGGGATTGCCGAGCTTGACAAGTTCGCGGCTGACAGGCAGTTTCTGCCCGACCCCAGGCACTGCGAGAAAAGCGACGTGGTGACGTGGGACTGGGACGTCGACGGCGAGTACATCTGCGCCAAGTTCCTGGAGGTCTACGGGATAGACCTTGAGACGGAAAACGACATGCACTGGCACCGCTTCCTTGGGCTGTGGCGGGCGATCCTTATCGACATCAACGGCATCATGGCTGCAAGGCAGCACAAAAGCGACGACGAAAGGGGGGACGGCGACACCTACGACAGGGGCATGGAAAGACAGCGGGACGCCTGGTGGCTTGACGGGACGAAGCCGGTCAAGAGGGCACCGAGAAGGAAGCGGTGAATATCGTTTAACGCTTCGCGTTCCGCTACGATTTGGGAATGGAAAAGGGACTTGCAAAAATAGAAGGGCCGCCTGTTGATAAGCTGCTGGCAAGTCTCGGTATTGGTATCGGCGGGGGGGTACAGAAATTCATCGACAGCGAGGTTATCAGGCTTTCGGACAAGAAAGTTCCCTCCGACACCACGGCACTGAGGAAAAGCCCGATCCTCAAGACAGAAATAGGAAGCGGGCTTGTCATATATTCGGTCTACGGCAACCCCAGGGGGCGGAACACCTACAACGACGTTACGTCCGAGTTTCAAGACGCGCCTATGCGCGGCCCGTTCTGGGTTCACAGGATGCTTGACGCCGGCGGGCGGGAGGCAATCGCAAAAGGCATAATGGAGTATTTGAAAAGGCATGGCGGTTGAAACAACTTTCGACATAGGGTTCGGCACCACGTTCGATCCCACGAATCTTGAAGAGGGGCTTTCCAAGGCCCTTGCCCGCGCCGAGAGGGAAACGGAAAACAGCGCGGCGAAACAGGTTGCGGCGGTCGCCAAGGCCAAACTCGAGGAAGTCAAGTCTGTAAAGGCCGCCGAAAATGCGAAGATAGAAAAACGCAGGGCATCCACGCGGGCGCAGATCGAGCTTATCCGCGCCACGCCCAATATCACGGAAGAGCAGAAGGAACAGTGGATCAAGGCCGAGGAGGAAGCCGGACGAAGGGGGATCGAAAAACTTGAAACCCGCCTAAAAAAACACCTTTCCAAGATACAGGAATCCGTCGTCGAGGAAGTCAGAATCATCAACGAGGGTGCCGAGGGACGCGACGCGGAAAAGCAGCGCGAGGTCGAGGCCGTACAGGAAGCCGAGCAACAGAAAGTCGAAACCGTTGAAAGCAGCCAGTCGCAACAGACGGCGGCGGTGCAAGACGGGACGGACGAAAGGACGGGAATAATCAGGGACGGGGGCAGGCGGCAGTCCAGGGCCTTGCAGGAAGGCAACCGCAGCAACCTCCGAAGCATCGAGGATTTCGCAAGCGGCGCATCGCAGCAGCTCGGCGGCTTCATGAAGACCGTGACCAAGGCCCTGAAAAGCCCCGTGGCCCTGGGTGCCGCCGTAGTGCTTGCGGGCCGTCAGATAAAGCGGTTCCTCGATTCCACCGCCGAGGCGTGGCGGGTCGAGGAACAGGCGCAAATCGCGCTCGCGGCGGCGGCACGTAACAACCCCTACCTCAACGACCGCGGGGTGCACCAGCTGAGGCAGTTCGCAAACGAGATGCAGAGGCTCACGGGGATCGACAACGTGCAGGTGATGGGGGCGCAGACAAGGCTTGCCGCGCTGGGACGCAACCAGCAGGAGATCGAGCAGATTGTCAGGACGGCGGCGGACATAGCGGCCACGGGGCTCATGAGCTATGATCAGGCCGTGGACGAGCTGAGCCAGTCGTTCAGCGGGTTCACGCGCAGGCTCGAGCGGATGTTCCCCGAACTGAAGAACCTCACGGAGGAAGCGAAGATGGCGGGGGACGCGGTGAACGTCATAGCCGCCAGCGTTTCGGGGATGGCGGAACAGGCCATGCAGTCGGGGGTAGGAAGCGTCCAGGCGTTCAACAATTCGGTTGAATCGATGCGGCGAATCATAGGGCAGGACTGGGAGCAGACCATGAGGCCATGGCGGATAGCCCTTACGAACGTTATCAACGGCCTAGTCGCGGGCGTGGAATCCGCGCGGGAATTTCGCGACGCGATGCGCGACATTGGGGAAGACGCCACGGCTTCCGAAAGGCTACGGGCATACGAGGCGGAATTGGATTTGCTGCGGGATCGAATGCTGGCCATACAGGGCATGACGGAGGCGAGTCCGATTGAGGCTTTTGTCGCCTCGACATTCGGGACCCCGATCAGGGCCATTATGGGACAGGCCGAAGTGACGGTATGGAACGCGGAAAGCCTGGCCGCGACAACCGCCGAAAGGATAGCGGAGCTTGAGGGGCTGGTTGAGAAATACGGGGAGACGGTAGGGTTGATGGATCAGATGTCTGCCGCCATGGACAGGGCTGCAGCCGCAGCCGCCACGGCCGGAACCGATATGGCGGATAACCTTGCGGATTCCGCCGCTGATGCGGCACGAAGGGTTATCAATATTCTGTCATGGGGCGGCGATATTACCGGCGAGGCAATAAGAACCCTATCGCAGGAAGCCGAGATGTACGCCCGCCTTGCCACGGAGGAGGCGGCCCGCATAGAGCTGATGCAGGAACACGCAAGAATCCGCGACGAAAACCTCGAGAAACTGGAAGCCGAAATTAGGCAGATAGAGCTACGCGCCGCGATAGAGGGGCGCGGCCTTGAGTCGGCGGAAACGCAGCAGCAAATCCTTAACGCCAGAATCAGCGCGCACAAAGCCCTTGTCTCGCAGATAGGCGACGAGGTGCACTATGAGCAGGAAACCATGCGGCAGTTACAGGCCGAGTTCCTGCGGCAGCAGATCGCCGCCGGAAACAGGCTTCTCGACGAGAACATGCGCCACCTGGAAACGCGCCGACGCGAAATCACGGCGATAGCCGAACTCGAGGGCAGGGCCACGGACGACATCCGGACGCAGAACGAGCTTCTGGACGCGAACGTCAACGCCTACCAGAACCAGATGAGGATACTCCGCGACCTCATAGACGGCACCAGGGAGGAGGAAACGGCAAGACGCGCCGCGCTCGAGGCCCAGTGGGCACAGTACGCGCAGAGGAAGGTTTCCGCGAGGGCCGAAAGGCAGAACCTCGAGGAGGCGATCAGGCTGCAAGACGAGCTTAGGGTAAGGGCGGAAAGGATGTACCAGTCCGCAAGTGGCACCATAGACGAGCACCAGTTCCAAACCGAGCTTGACAGGCTTGAAACAATGCGCCTTGCCGCCGCCAGGCACAGCGCCGAACAAGAGCGGGAGATAATCAGGGAGATATACGACTTCAAGGCCGCAAGGGGCAAGGACGCCATCCGCGAGGAGCTTGCCTTTCTCGAAGGGGAGCTCGAACGCGCCGGGCACACTCTCGCGTCGGCGACGGGCACCCCGAGGGAAGCCGCGATTCGCGAGGAAATCGCAGACATCGAAAGCATGATCGACGCCCTGAACATGTCGCACGTCATACAGGGCATAGAAAAAGCCGACGGGCTTTTCACGCGGATGCTGGAGAACGTGGAGGGCCGGGGCTCGACAGCAAGGGTCGCCGAGATCTCCGCGCTGCGGCTGCAACTGCTCGAAGAAGAAATGGAGCGCAGGCGGGAAATGGGGGAAGACGCGGCGAGGCTTGCCGAGGAACAGGCCCGCAGGGAAGTGGCGATACGGCAACAGGCGGCGGACAAGGTAAGGGAGATCCACCGCCGGATGATAGCCGACCTCAACAGCGGCTTCGACACGTTCATCGACGCGTTCCGGAACATGGCAAACAACATCGCCACTATCTGGACCAACGGCATAGACAGGCAGACGCAGGAAAAACTTAGAGCCAACGACGCGATGGTCCAAAGCGACGAGGAACGGGCGGCGAAGGAGCGGAGGATTCTGAAAGAAGCCGCCTACGAACGCCACAAGGCGGAACTGTTCGCGTGGACGGCAAACGTCACCTTCGCCACGGCGCAGGCCGGCATGGCGACCCTGACGGCGTTCGCCGAGGCGCTCAAAGGCACGGGGCCCGCGGGGCCGGCGATAGCGGCGATAAACGCGGCGCTGGTGGCGGCGGTATCGGCAACCAAGGTCGCAGCCGTAATATCGGCGAAACCCAACCCCCCAAGGTTCCACACGGGCACCGCGTCAGTTCCGGGAAGGACGGGGCAGGAGGTTCCGGCTATACTCATGGCCGGGGAGACCGTCCTTCCGCAGGGGGACTTCCGGAACGTCATGCAGGCCTTCGGGAACATGGCGGGCATGGCCTACCGCCCGGCCGCGCCGGAGATGAGCGTACAGGTGATAAACAACAAGGCGCACGACACGCGGGCGAGCGCAAGTTTTGACGGCGACAGGCTGAGGATCCTTATAGACGGCGTGGTAAGCGACGGGATAGCCAAAGGCCGGTACGACGACGGTTTCAACCGGCGCGACACGAGAAACAACGGAAGGGGGCTTGGAACGTTTTGACGGTAATGGAATGGAACGAGCACGTCAACACGGACTTCGGCTTCGAGGGCGAGTACGGGTACGAGCCCGAAAGCGTTGACGTGCTGAGGTTCGAGAGCGGCAAGGAAAGGCGCGCCCCCAAAAACTCGTGGGTGCCGATGGAGTACCCCGCGCTCTCCCTGATGCTGGACAATACCGAAACCGTAGCGCACGGCAGGACGGAGCTTGGGCTGTTCCGGTGGTGGTACGAGGTGACGCTCCGGCAGGGCACCCTGCCCTTCCGCATCCCGTGCCTCGGGAGGAAGGGGGGGACGGCGGTGTACGAGTTCGCGGTCGATTCCGTCCGCTACGACGAATTCAGGAGCCCCGTCATGGCGACCTTCGGGCTCAGGGAGGTTTACGGGTGAGGCTTGAGGATTTCTCGAAACTTTTCTCAAGAAGCGCGCCGCCCCTGCACGTGCTGATAGAGCTGCGGCACCCGGACAGGATGACGTGGTACTTCACCAACGACAACAGGGACGTAACGTGGCGGGGGAACGCGTACAGGGCCATGGCGATGAGGTGGGCGTTCCCCGAGTCGAGCGGCGGGGTGCCGCAGGGCGGGACGCTGGAGATCGCCGTCGACGAGAGCGCCCTGTCCGAAAACGGGTACGGCGTGGAGCTTCTGCGCTGGTTCGACATGGCCGACGACCGCGCCGAGATCGTCGTAAGGGCGGTAATCAACGACGGGGAAATCACGGAGCTTGAGCGCATGGCGCAGCGGCACGGCACGGCAGGCTGGAACGGCAGGCGGATAACCTGGAACCCCTCCCCCGACGACCGCTTCGGGATGCACCTGAACCCGTGGACGCTCGATTCCGAGGCCCTGCTTGCGTAAGGTGGCCGACCTCGTGGGGATCCCCTACGCCCGCCACGGCAGGGACGAGTGCGGGCTCGACTGCTTCGGCCTTATCTGGCTGATAGCGAAAAGGAACGGCACCCCGATAGACGACCCGTGGTACCGGGGGTACGATCCGTCGCTTATGGGGAAGGCGGAAAGCGTCGGCCTTGAGAGGGCCGACGGCCTGGAGCCCGGGCGCGTCATAGAGATGGTGAAGGACGGTCGCCTGCACCTCGGCTACGCGATTGACGAAAGGAGGATGATCCACGCCGCGATCAACGGGGGCGTGATCGTGGAGGACATAGGCAGGTATCCGGTAAAGGGATACTGGACGTTCGCAGGGGGATTGTGATGGGAATCGTCAACGTTTTCAAGGGATTGGGTTCCGAGCGGACAATACACAACTTCAACGGCAGGATCGGGAAACACCTCGACCTCGACTGGAAGCACTGCAGGATGCTCCTGGGCGACAGGGAGGTTACCAAAAACTACGCCGTGAAGGAGGGCGACGTCGTCCACATAAGGGAGTACCCGGGCGTCGTTACCTCCACCGCGCTTTTGGTCGGGGCCATCGTCGTAGGCGTGGCCAGCCTCGGCGTCGGGATATGGGCGGGGGTGTCCGCCCGTAACGCCGCGAGGGACGCCCGGCGGAAGCTGGACGAGGCGCTGGACAGGATGGGCAGCGACAACCGCAGGCGCGACGTGGCGTCCATCCCCCACCTCTCCGGCGCGAGGAACGAGTTCGCCGAGGGCAAGCAGGCCCCGATCATCCTGGGGCGGCACCTGTTCGCGCCCTACTTCCTTTCCGAGCCGTACCTTAGGCCAGGCGGCACCGACGGGGAGGATCTTTACTGGTACGGCTCCTTTCTGGTCGGACAGACGGGAATAAATTTTGAGAAGCTGCGGAACGGGGCGATTGATCTTGTATCCTTTTCCGGGGATTCCGCCACGCCGTCGGATATCTACGGGTTCGACAGACCGCCGAACCTTGACCCGGAAAGCCCTCCCCCCTTCTACGATCCGGAAAACGAAATCGAGGTAAGACAGGACGGATATTTCGAAAGAACGGTTTTCAACGACCGCTGGAAGGATTCCCTGGACTCAAACACCGAGATAGGAAGGAAGCGCAAGGACGACGCCGCGACGCTGCCGAACATAAACAGCCCCGACGCGCCGCTTATCTTCATCGACGACGACGGCCCGGATCCGGTCGTCAGGGAATCGGCGAGGTTCCCCATGCGGGTAGAGGCCGAAATCCTGGTGGACGGGCTTCACGGATGGGACAGCGAGAACGGTGAACCCACGAACGTGCAGATCGCCGTGAAGGTCGAGTGGTCGCCCGACGGGATCGAAAACTGGACATCCGTCCGTATTTCCGGATGGACGTGGACGCTCGGGATGCACCACCCCGGAATCACCGATCCCAACCCAGGCCCCACAACAGGCTTATCAGAAACACGATGCGGCAGATGCGCTTCATTGCCCCGATAGATCTCCCCCCCTCGATTTACTCCGACGACGGAAAGCCCGTTTACATAAGGGTCACAAGGCTCACCCATCAGCACGTGGGCAGTATCCGCAGCCGCAGCGTCCTGACCGCGATACGGACAAGGCAGTACTCTCCCCGCAGATCCTCGTCTACGGAGCTTGTTCCCGCGAAAAACATCGCCCCCTCCCTTGCGGACAAATTCTGCCGCATCGGGATAAAGATCAAGGTCAACGCCAACACCCAGGAACACATGGACAGGTTCAACGTCATCGCCTCGATGACCGGCAGGACGTGGGGCGGGAACCGGTGGGGCGAGGCCAAGACCGCCACCTCCAACCCCGCCGCCGTCGCGCTTGAGGTGCTTGCCGGCCTCGTGCACGAGCCGGGCAGGCACGGGGACTCGGAGATCGACCTCGAAAGCCTCGGGAGGCTGTACGCGTGGTGCGAATCAAGGCAGGCCACGGTGGCGGGCTCGGGCCTTCGCCCGGTTAGGCTGGAGGCCTGCGGGGTGCTGACGGGCGCGTCCAGGAAGCTGGACGTGCTGCGGGACGTCCTGGCCACGGCGGACGCGGGCATGTACGTGTCGGAGTTCGGGAAGCTGGCCTTCTGGCACGACGACTTCCGGGACACGCCCGCCGGCCTTCTAAACCCGCAGAGAATCGTGTCCATGAACGAGACGCGAAGCCTGTCCAGAAGGGCGGACGGGTACGCCGTCAAATTCGTCGACCGCGACGGCGACTGGAGCGAGCGCACGGAGCGCGTGCTCCGCCCGAGGGTGGAGGAGGCGCGGGGGGAGAACACGTTCGACCCGTTCAGCCCCGCGTACGTGACCGGCCACTACCACGCCATGTGGCTCGCCAGGCGGGCGATGGCGCGGGAAGTACTCCAGCCCGGCGAGATAACCGTCGAGGTGGGCAGGGAGGGGCTGCACTACGCGCCTGGCTCCCTGCTCAAGGTGTCGCACGAGGGGTTCAGGATAGGCATAGGCTCGGGCGAAATCGTGGAGAACATCGTGGCGAACAACGAGATCGTCGGGATCCGCACCATGGAGCGCTTCGACATACACGGGGACCGCGACTACTGGGTCGATTTCCACGTCGTGGACGGAAACAGGAACCACGTGGTGACCAGGCAGATCCGGAGCGTCGGGGAGCACACCGACCGCCTCACGTTCAGCGCCCCGATCCCCCTCGGGCACGACGCGCCGGCCATGGGGAACATAGTCAGCGTGATAGACGGGCTGCGGGAGGGGGTCGCCAGGGTGTGGGAATCCAAGCGGTGCGTGGTGATGGATTCCAGCCCGACGGCCAAGGGGTACAGGCTGACCCTGGCGAGGTACGACGACGAGGTCTACAGGACGAGCGCGGTTGACGCGATACCCGCGTACGGGTCGCGGGTGCTCCCCTCCCCGCCGAGGGTCTACGGCGCGGTGCCAAGGGAGCCTTACGCGCCGCCGCCGCCGGTTCCGCGCGTCGGCGCGAACGGAAACTGGTGGGTGGGCGGCGTCGACACGGGGATACCGGCGAGCGGGACGCCGGGCAGCCCGGGCGTCTCCCCGCGCGTGGGGCCAAACGGCAACTGGTGGGTCGGGGAAACGGACACCGGCATACGGGCCGGGGGAAGGGACGGCGAGGACGGGCGGCACACGGCGTACAGGTTCGCTGTTGGCGGCGACGCGAGCGTTCCGCCCCCTTCATACGCCAACGCCCACGCATACTGGAGCTTTGACGACCCTGAAAACCTGGGGGCCGACGCGTCGGGCAACGGGCGGCACATAGCGTCGATGCCCGCGAACGGCGCGATTCCCGGCGAGGGCAGGTTCGGAGGGGGAATTGCGCTTCCGGCGGCGGGCATCGCGTCGGCGGCAGCGCCGATTACCCCAATCGCGGGGGCATTCTTCCACCAAGACTTCACGATCTCGGCCTGGGTTCGCCCAAGCAACATCGGGACGCAGCGCAGGATATGGGGAACAGCCGCCGCGTTCGAGGCGAACATCCGAAACGGCCTGCTGGCGGTCGGCGCGGCGCGCCCCAACATTCCGGTTCCCGTCAATCAATGGTCGCTAATTATCGTAAAGCGCCGAGGCGGCCAGTTTTTCGTGCGGGTGAACGGCGGCGCGGAGGTCGCCTTCACGGTGGCGAATCCAGCGGCGGCCTCGTTTCTCGCCATAGGGCAGATCGCCTCCGGCGGCGCTACCGGAAACAGCTTCAGGGGGCTTTTGGACGAAATCGCGCTGTTTGACCGTGCCACCACCGACGAGGAGGACGAGGCGCTGTTTCTCGGGCTTGGAGACTGGCGCCCCGAGCCCCCGCCGGTCGGTGACGGGCAGTTTCTCTGGATGACGAAAGCCGAGTTCAGGGGGATCGAGCAGCTCTCCCCGTGGAGCCCTCCGGTCAGGATAAGCGGCGAGCATGGCGCGGACGGAGCCTCGCCGCGCGTCGGCGCGAACGGCAATTGGTGGGTCGGCGGCGTCGACACCGGAACCCCCGCGAAGGGCGAGGACGGGCAGCCCGGCAGGCCGCCGCTTATCTTCAGGATTACCGCCGCGCTCACCGCCAACGCGGGCTTTGACCCCATCGTCAACGCGGGCGCGCGGGTCGGCGACCTGGTACTGAACGACCACGCGGCGAGCGCGTTGCAAATCGGGCGGAACAACACCGTCGCGCCGCCGAACGTGACCATGTCCCTTCCCGCCGGGAACCTGGCGCGGATAACGTTCGTCCATCGCGGCTCCGCCGTGGAGGGCGGCGGCGGGGTCAACAGGGAAATCTTCGCCGTTCTTGTGGGCCAGCACAGGGGGCCGCATGGAAGCCCGGGGAGGGACGGCCTTGGCATCGACGCCATCCCCGTCGACGCATACGCGTACTGGCCGTGCGACCACATGACGGAGCCCCCAGCCGACTCCTTTCCCCTCCGTCCCCTCCTTCTCGACCACGCGGGCGACAACCACGCCGCGGTCCGCGGAGGCGGCGCGACCATTGGCGAGGGCAGGTTCGGAGGGGGGCTCGAGCTCCAGGGAAGCTCGGCCTCTCCGGTCACGCCTGTCACCGGGGATTTCTTCCGACGGGACTTCACGATCTCGTTCTGGGCGAGGCCCGCCTTTAGGACGGCAACGTCCAATATATTTGGGGTCGGCTTTGAAACTTTCATAAACGCGAACAACGGGAACCTCGGGGTGCAGCTTGGCGGGGCGATGCGGCTGACCGGGTTCGTCATGCCGCTCAACCAGTGGACGCACGTCATCGTGAAGCGGCGCGGAAATGCGGTTTTCTGGAAGGCGAACAACGGGGCCGAGGGGTCGCTGACGGGGCTTCCCTCCACGAGCGCGTCCTTCGCCAACTCGCTCCTTGCGATAGGGAATCTCGAGGAGGGCGGGGCGGCGGGCAGCGGCTTCAGGGGGATCCTGGACGAGATAGCCCTGTTCGCCCGCGCCACCACGGACGAGGAGGACGCCGCGCTTTCCGGGATCGCGCTGTCCGCCCTGGCCGCCTACCAGCCCCCGCGCGAGGACGTTAGGTACAGGGGCGCTGCCGCAATCGCCGACACGACCAACACCGGGGTCATAAACGGGGAGAGGATGCACATTGGCAACTTCGTCATGTTCACCGGCGTTTCCGTGGGCAGGTGGCAGACGGCGAGGCTCATGCAGTGGGACGGCTTCCTCTGGCACCTCCTGCCCGTGGAGGCGAACAGGGACAAGTACATGCTCGCGCTTAACGACCTTACCCACAACGCGCCCGACGGGGTTTTCTCGACGGCGTTTATCAGGACGCTGTTCGCGGACATGGCGATGATCAACGTGCTTGACGTGCTCTGTACGTTGAGGCTTGGGACGAACGGCGCGATAGTCTCGCAGGACTTTATCCCGGGACAACAGGGGGCGAGAATCCTATCCAACGGGGATGCCGAGTTCAATAACGCCGTGCTAAGGGGTCACGTCGAGGCGGCCAGCGGTTTTTTCAGGGGCCACTTTTTCGCGGAAAGCATGGAAGTTGGACCGCTGGTACTCTCGGCGGCCACTCCCCCTACCGCCGCGCAAACGTTTGCCGTCGGCACGACCGCGATCCAGCTTAGACACGCATTTGGACTAGGATCGTTTGCCACCGATCCGTCATCGTCGTCTTTTGCGGGTCTTAGCCTGACCGGGATAACTGTGACATCTCGCACCGAGAACAGCAGAACGCACATTGAGGTTTTTTTCAGAGCCGACGTAGGATCCACGAGTATGGCATGGACGGAAGAGTGGTGGAGCAACCAGCTTTCCGGCGGCGTTTGGATACCCGTCTTTAACCAGGTTCACCGAGTGACGTTGCAACACCCCCTGTCCGTCCGCCCGTCCGCGTCCGGCATGACGCTGAGGATGGTTGGCCTGCCAGTGTTTCCCGCCGTGCCGGCGGCAAGCGGGACGGTGTTTAGGGTTACGGTTAATACCCCTGGCCTTGAGGGTACTTCACAGCTTTATGTTAGGTAAAGGTCATTCATCGTCTTTTCTATATATAAGTGGAACGCCATCAACAAATAATGTATCGCCGACGATGATCCAGCGGTGTTCGATTATGAGAGACAGCAGGCCTGGCGCGCTTTGTTCAGGATCAACTGTTATCGTGATGTACGTATCGTTAAAAGTGTAAGTCCCAACTATCCACGGATCGCCAGCAGGTGTCTTTCTTACAAGGGTCGTTTCGGTAAACGCCCATGTCACACCATTTTCATGTACCCACGTCCCCAAGAAGGGGTTTGCTAGCTCCGGTTCAAGACCGTTTTCAATGTCCATGGGATCAGTGTCGCATGATAGGAATAAAAAAACGATACATACCAAAACACCACATCTTGCGATCAAACGCATACGATTACCTCCAAAAGTTAAGTGAATGGCGAGACCGGATTATTCGCCCGTGTCTTCCTTGCCCGCCGATTCCGCCCCATCGGATTTTGTGTTTTCGCCAGCCTGCGCCCCGTTTCTCGCGCGCTCCTGTTTCTTTATGGTCTTTTCAATGTCCTTTCTGGCCTTTTTCGATTCCTCGGAATCAAGGATTTCCCTCTTTATGATGTCATGCGCCATAATATCGGCGATTTCATCATCCGTGATTTTCACATCAGGATAGAGCTTTTTCATGTTCTTGCGGATTAACGCGCACATATCCTCGCTGAACAGTAGTGCCCCTATGATGAACTTGCTTTTGGCCTGCTTGCTCGTGTAATAATCGTCTATGACAGATTTGTCCTGTCCATCCCTGCTTATCGCGTACATGACTTCGAGTTCCTTCACTGATTTGGAACTGAGGGAAAGTAGGTCGAACTCGGAAACGACCTCTTTGCTTATGGGCTTTCCGAATTTTATTTTATACAGTATCCACTTGTCGGAATTCGTCAAAATGACCCAGTTGACCCCAGCGTTTGCGCCGTAGTCGACAGCCTGCTTTACGTGGCTTTCGTTCAACGTGGATGAGGCCGCTTTTACCTCTATCAGTATCCTGATTTTTTTCCTGGAATCGATAACCGCCAAATCGCAATAAGTACCCCTGATGGCATACTCGGATGTCACCTCGGTAAACCGATTATATCCAAAAATGCACTCCAGTATGCCGGCGACAACCCTTACGGTGTCGGCTTCGTTCGAATCCTTTTTCTTTAAGCTTGAAATAATTTCCTGGTACTTTTTTAGGTTTTCATGGACACGTTTCGAGAACTTTGTGGGGATAGTCATAGGATTAACCTCTCCTTTTTGTGTGAATACTAGATTATCGGAAGTTTCCTACCCTGCTTTAACGGGTTTTGTAGTTTACGCATGAAAGCACCTCCTAGGTTGAGTCGATTATATAACGGGTTTTCGAGGGTGTCAACAAATCGCTTGACATTACACCAAATATGATGTACCATGAAGCATGGGCAAAGAGTGGCACGCGCTATATTACTCCACGCATGACGGCCAAAAGCCCGTGAAGGAATATATAGACGGGCTGTCCCTCAGTGAGCAGGCAAAAACCATGGCTTTTATCGCGCTTCTGGAGGAAAAAGGGCCCAACCTTCCCCGCCCTTACGCGGATCTCCTGGAAGACGGCGTACACGAACTGAGAATAAAACTAAAAGGTACGCAGGGCAGGATACTGTATTTTTTCTGTTACAGGGACATCATCGTCCTGACCAACGCCTTTGACAAGCGCACGTCGAAAGTGCCGAAGGCGGAGATCAGGCTGGCAAAGGAACGCCGCGCCGAATTTCTCGGCAGGCACTCTGAAAGCGACGCGAGGGGGCTGCTATGAAATTCAGGGATCATCTTGACGAAAAAATGAAATGCGACCGGTTCAAGGAAGCGTATGAGGAAGAAAAGCACCTGCTTGAACTGGGTTTGGCGATTGCCCAGGCCCGCGAGCGGCAGGGCATAACCCAGAGCGAGCTTGCCCAAAGGAGCCGCGTGACCCAACAGCAATTGTCGAAAATCGAAAACGGGGTCAATTGCAACCTGCTCACCTTCATAAGGGTGTCATCCGCTCTTGGCCTTGGCTTTACGGTATCCGCTTGAGCGATGGAGAGGGAGCCGTGGTTCCCGCCGCCCCCGCCCGTTGATTTGGCGAACGCGCCGAGGTACAGGGGGGCTACCGCAATCGCCGACGTTAACAACACCGGGGTCATAAACGGGGATAGGATGAACCGGGGGGACTGGGTGCTGTTCACCGGATCCACGGTTGGCATCTGGCAGACCGCGCGGCTGATGGAGTGGGACGGCGCGAGGTGGCGGCTGCTGCCCGTGGAAAGCAACAGGGACAGGTACATGCTCGCGCTGAACGACCTTACCCACGACGCGCCGGAGGGGATTTTCTCGGCGGCGTTTATACGCACCCTCTTCTTCGACATGGGAACCGTCAACACGTTCAACATACTTTGTCGGCTGATAGTCGGCGCGGCTGCGGCCAACATAGAGATAGATGGGAATAACCGCAGGATACGGAGCAGTAATTTTGTCCAAGGAGGTAACGCGGGGTTCAATATAAGCTACACGGGCAGGATTGACGCCAACGATATTCACACAAGGAACATGCAAGCCACGAACGCTGCCGCAACTAATCTCACCGCAACTAATCTAACGGCAAGGGGCAACGTGGACATCGGCAACCCCGCACCTGCCGGCGGAACTGTTACATTTAGGGGACCAAGGGTGGTAGAAGCGAATTCGCCGTTGCGAACCAGGGCATTAAGCGAAACCGTCGCGACCTTCTCTCACGCCAACCCATCCGCCGTCTTCCTCTGGAATTGGTTGAATTCACAGTATTCCAACGCGGGTATTGGCAGCCTCACACATCCGATAATAGGGACTGTTCATCTCTTCGGCGCAACCGCAAATATCAGCAGTCTTAGCAGGCATACCGCAAGCGAGTATCGGCTTTTTGGAATTCGTAGTGGAGTTAGGGTGTTTATAGGTGTATTAAGTAACGGCATAGTGGAGCTTAGAAACAGTGTCACCCATGCGCTGATTTCCAACACCACCACGGGCATAACGGTTGAGCTTGTGCAAATCTAGTTTTAGATCAAACCAACACAAGCCCAGACGTGACGGCTGTCACTGTCCGTATCGTGTTTCCAGTTGTCGCCAGATCCACACAATACGCTATATGGCAGGGGGAAGCAAAAGCGAGTTATCTTATCGTTACATACATCTTTCTTTGGGGCCTTCTTTCGGAGTTGTCCCAGATGTCTTCCAATTCATCGTTATCACGTATGCATTTAAAATCATTTTCTGGGTCATCTTCGCATTCACATGTCAAGGTAATGATATTGACACCAAAATTAGCAGGGAAATTTCCCGTCATCGTAAAATTGGGGTTTTCCGTGTATATAATAGCGGTTTCAGTTTCGCCCGTACTAACGTATAATTCCATCAAGCCACCATTGTCAATGAAATTGCCAGCACGAATCGTTGCATTCACGGGCAAGGTATTCTTTACTTCTAGTATGATTGGGCGGACGTAAACAAAGGTGTGATCCCCGGTCATTCCGTTTGTAACCACGTTTATGCTTGCTATCCCGTGTTCGTCTTCCACGTTTACCGGTGGCTGAGTCCACGCGCCGACTTCATAAAGCCTTGTTTCTTGTGGGGCAAGCGAGTTTCGGGTGCCGTTGTATGTATAGAACACGGTTTTCGTCTCGGTCGCGTTGGTTAGAACGATGGAATAGGAAACGACATCGCACCCAAGAAACAGCAAGGGCAAAAATACCACCAAAAAACCAAATCTACGCATAAACACCTTCAAAAGCCTTATATAACCATTCTTACGCTTGAAACACCTTTTGTCAAGGCGGTTTTTGGCCATTATATCCCTATAGTTACCAGTTTCTATGTACCACTTCACAGCATTTTCCAAGTCTTCCATGAAGACATTGCTATGATAGATTAGTTTTCGTTTTGTGTTGCAAATGGGGCAATTTTGGCTATGGAGCTTGCATCCGCATTCAAAGCACATTTCGCTAAAGTACCTTGCCGCACCCCATGCGTATTCCCATTTGAACAAATGCCCCTTGAATTCCATTTGCGTGAACCCGAGCCACTCAGGTGGCGGCGGCGGTCGATTACGAAAAATAACAAGGACGAGATACAGGGAAACTGCACCAAACAGCAGAAGGGCCACAAGCAACATGCCCCAGACGGGGATTTCGGCAAGCATAACACAGTGTACCAAGGACGCTACGGATTTAACGATAGTTCTGATGCTTATTGCCCCAAGCGCATTCGCCAGCAATAAAACTATGGTAGGGAATACGATACCGGTAATGACGCTTATTATCCTTTTTTTCGAGGCCATGTTATATATTTCGGCACAAGGGGCGGATGTGATAAAAGAAATGCTCACCACCCTCTCCGTGCTCCCCCAATACCAGCCCCCGCCCCTGGACGTGCGCTACAGGGGCCCCACCGCGATCGCCGACACGGCCAACACCGGGATCGTCAACGGGGAGAGGATGCACATTGGGAACTTCGTCATGTTCACCGGCGTTTCCGTGGGCAGGTGGCAGACGGCGAGGCTCATGCAGTGGGACGGCAACCTCTGGCACCTCCTGCCCGTGGAGGCGAACAGGGACAAGTACATGCTCGCGCTGAACGACCTTACCCACAACGCGCCGGAGGGGGTTTTCTCGACGGCGTTTATAAGGACGCTGTTTGCGGACATGGCGATTATCGGCATTCTTGAAATCCTCTGCACCATACGCAGTGCCAACTTCAGCGAGACGGAGGGGTGGCAGCTTGATTCCAGCGGGCGGGCTATCTTGAGGGATGCATTAGACCTCTTCAGAAATCAAAAAGAGCGCTAAACTATACGTGTGAAATACGAAAACACGAAGGAATACCCGTGCGGCAAATTCCGCCGCATGTGCGGGATGAAGAGAAAGACGTTCGAAAAGGCGGT